ATTGTCGAATGATTTCAACAATGCTTCTGCCTTTTCGAAAGCCTCATTGGCTTTAGTTTCTGCATTTGCTGCTTTTGCCTTTAGAGCCTCGCCAGCCTCTGCAATGACTGCCTTTACGGCGTCGATTGTTAGATTTTCCATGATTCAAATTGTTTTTTAAGTTCGTTAATTGTTATTATTTCGACCGCTTCGGCTTCTTTTATTTCCAAAGTAGGCTCGGCTGGCTTTAGAAACTCCAAAAGTGATTTAAGTTGATTTTCTAGTTTTTCAATTGTTTCGTCGGTTGCATCTGATGTCTTCACAAACTTCTCAAGTCTGCTAAGGTATTCGAACGCGTCCGCTTCGCTTTTAAGGTCAATAAACGTGGTTTCAGGGTTAGCTCCCAAGAATTGAACCGCTGAACCTTCATACATCATTACCTCTTTAATTAGGTTCGCTTTGGCCTCCTGGTCGAACTGTTCTTTAATAGTTCTAAAGCCAAAAGAATGTTGGTTGATTAGCTCGCTCTCAATCATTTTTTGAAAGTCTTGCCCAGCTGCATGACTACCAATTTTAGCCTCGTAACGCAAGCCTTTATTGTCTTCGTAAAGATTGGTGATTTTTGCGACAACCTTGTTTTTATCGTGGTCTAGTAAATACTTGATTAACTGCTTGCCTTGTGGCCCACGCTCCATTACAGTCTTGGTAAACGCTCCTGGCTCAATTACATCGCCGTCCAAGTCTTTGTTGCCGAAAACGGCAAAATAGCCTGATACAATGCCTTGTTTCATGTCGCTATCTGTGAAGCCTTGGTTTAATCCTTTTTTTACAAAACCCATATCGCTAGTTTTTTCTAATTCCTTTATTTTATTTCTACTCCAAACCAAAGCCTCTTTGCCTCCCCAAGCGTCGTACATTAAACGACCGCAACCGTCTTCATAAGAGCTAGAGGTTTGTAAATCAACCTCGTGACGGCTTAAATACGAGAACATCCGTTTAATCGTATCAACCGACACAGGCTCGCCGTTTGCAAGCTGGTTGGCTCTTTGTTTTCCTACTGGAGTTCCGCAAGGCCCCCAACCGAACTCATCAACATATTTTAAAACCCTTCTAGCGTTGTTTCTGACCGCCTCGGGATAATCTGAATATGATTGCTCGGCTTTGTCTAGCATTGCTTATTCGTTTAGACAAATATACAAATAAAAAAAATTAGGAAACAAAAGGCTCGAAATGCCAAAAATCAGTCAGCAAAGATTTCTTGGTATTTATTTGGGATGTCTTCTAAAGTTTCTATAAAATGATTTAAGGAATAAGCATAAAAGCCTAAAATTAAATCTGAGTTTAATTTAGGAATTATCCCGTTATTTTTTCTTTTTAGATTAGATTGATATTCTAGTATTTTTTGACCTAGAAATTTCTCAAATTCTCTTTTCATAGCCTTCCTCTTAAACTTTGCGAAACAACTGTTTTTGTTCTGTTAAGTGTTACCACAAAATCTGTGGTTTCAATACCTAATTGTCTAAATGTCATTGACCTTGATTTGACAGTATAACCGTCATAACCTTGCGATGTCGCCCAAGAGCCGAACTCGGCAAACATTTTCATTTCAATCATCATTTTCTCAAAGTCTTCAGGATGATTTTTTCTATAATCGTCTGTATAAAGTTCCTCTGCTTTATTTTTATTTTGATAAAATTTAATAAGTTCATTTTCCCTATTTAATTTTTCCTGTTCCCATTTTTGATAAAGGGTTGTAAAATCACCTAATTTCATTTCTGATTTATTTATTAATGCTGGGAAAACATTTTTATCCAAATCACCTCCATAATTTAGAGCAACTGCATATTGGTCTTCTGATGCCCAGTATGTCCCATTACCATACATATTTTTTCGGGAACCATACAGAGAACCTTTGGAATAATCATCAATAAATTTATCTGCACTTATATTTTTTTCAATATCTCCTTCAACTCCTCTGTAAAGCAAAGTGTAATTAGGGTCTTTCGATAATCTTATAAACTCTTCATTTGACAAAATCTTTGGCAAACCTCTAAAACCTTGCAATTCAGCCATTGCGTTTTGCATTGTTTCAAATTCTCCATTTACTAATTCTTCATTCCAAGTAAATTTATTTCCTTTTACTGTTTGGTAAATTTTATCACTAAACTGGTTAAGATTTGAATATTTAGCCTGTGTTGGTATAAATGCCTCTTGAGCTTCAATAATTGGTACAATGTTTTGAGATGGGACTGGCAAAGTGTTGTTAAACGTGTCAGGAAAATTACGACGCGCATAAGCCTCGGAAATATAAACCACAACGCAACTGCAATTAATTGTTTGAGCTGCTCCACCTTTTTGGTCGCCTGGCTTGTCCATAAATACCTCCACGCCTTTAGTTGTAAAAACAAAAGGTTGGTCTGCTCTTATTGGTTTGTCCTGTGCTTGTATGTGTTGGAATCTCGGCTCTCTTGAGCCTCCATGAATCCACAACTTCCAAAGAGTTGTTCCAGTCTGTTTCGCCCAATCCTCTGCGGAACGCTTCTTGCCTTCGTTGTAAGCTCGTGTCGATTCAGTCCTAGCAATTGCCCTGGCTCTTGCAATATTTGGTATTTCTTGCAATAAAAGGCGCTCTATCTGAAAAGGGTTTAAACCTTGCTCAATTCCTTCGCCAAGTATCTTTTGTATTTGCTCTAACGTGTTATCATTTACGCCAGTAATTAGATTTCCAAGGTTTTGCAAAACCCAATCCTTAATCCATTCTCTCCAGGTATTTAAAAAGAAATCGTCAGGAACGTAAGCCTTCTCGCGGTTGTCTTGTCTTATTCGGTTAAACTCTTGCTTAGCCGACTCAACAAAGACAGTTTGGTAAAACTTTATGTAAGCCTCTTGCATTGGCAAAGGCGACGGATTTGGCTTAGCTTGTAGCTTTAAAGCCGCGGTAAATAGCTTAATCCCAAGGCGCTCGTATTTCTTCAGGTCAGTTGCCGCCGACCGTCTAACCTTAGAATAATTTATAAGCTTCATTTTTTAGGCTGGGAAATCGCTAAAATCCGTTGTTGCATTACCTAAAGCCTCCTCGCTTGGAATTACGTTGCTAGGTATCCAATGCACGTCCATTGCTGGGTCTTCGCTCGCGTGCCAGTTTAACAAGCTTCTAACTTCGTTGCCTGTAAAGTATGGCGATTTGCCGTATGTTTCTAGGATTACTTTTACGTCAGGTTGTAACTCGCTAAAGCTAGAGATATCGAAATCAATAACGTAATCCATTCCGTAAGACTTGCCAAGCCATATTGTAAATTTCTCCTCAATCATTTGGAGTTGTGGCATAATTACATCGGTAACCAAAGCCTTTTGCGCGCCTTCCAAATTGGCATAGGTAGCGTTAGAACTAAACAAAACAGGGTTAACTCCCCAAAGACCGCAAAGAGTTTGCAAGTCCATGTTTTGAGAATTGATAATGTCCATCGCAACTGGAGACAATCCGATTGCATCGTAACGCAAAGGAATCGAAGAGGCAACGATTTTATTAATGTTTTTATTGCCGTTTATCCTCTCGTCTATTCGTTCGTCCATCTTGGCTCTTTGGTCAGGCGACGGCCAGAACTCAGGGTTTGTGATATTGGGAGAAATTATTCCCTTGGCTCCTCCGTTTTGGAAAGTCTTTTGCTTGGCAAAGGTCGCCTCGTTGTTAGCCTGTAAGGTCGTCAAACCAGCCAAGAGCGGAGGCATTCCACGCAATTGCGCTCCGTTCAAATCCCAAGTTAGATTGGTTGTTTTAATGTGTAGTACCTGGTCAGCTGGTATCTCAATGTTTTGGTCGCCAATTATCAATTTATAGCCGCGTACTGGCTCGAATAAACTGCCAGCCACAATCTCGACATAGTTAGACGGCAAAACGTACATCTCCTTTATTTTTCCCTTATTAAGTCCGTCTTGAGGAGCAAAGCCGTAAACGAATATCTCGCCGCTAGTATTGTACCAGGTAAGCATCGAATCAAGAAACTCGCTCCAAGTTTGCATTGGATTAGGGTTTTTGATTAGCTGGTTTACTGGGTCGGTATAATTTACATCCTCAAGCTCCTTCTTTCTAAATGCTATGCTTTGCAATCTGTTAAGCTCTTTGGAGTTGTACTTTCCGCCTCTGTATTTTTTGCTTCCTTCGCTCTCTTTGTAAACGTAAGTCGGGCACTGCTTGCCTTTCTCTGCTATCTTTCGAATGATTGAGTAAACCAGGGCGTTGCCTTTGTATCCCTTGTCTATAAAAGTTTGTTGGTTTGAGTCATACCAAACAACAAGCGTGGAGGCCGTAAACTGGCCGTAAAGTATCTGATTGAGTAAATTTACATCGGGGTAAGTCTTTGTCGGCGTTACTTGTGGCGTGATGTAATTCTGAAGAGCCTTTAATAGCATAGCATATTCGTTTTAACAAATATACCTATTTATTTTTTTCTAAAAATGCAAGTCCATAAAACCAAATTACAACCATAACCACTCGAGCTAACCAATGCCAGGTAAGCGGATTAAAATCCAAGGTCACAAATACGATTAATAGGTAAGTGATAAACATTAAAATAAGCGAGGCAATAGTTTCTTTTGTCATATTGAGAATTTAAAATCTTGTTTCTTTTTTAACTCCATCATTGCCAAATATCTCAACGCGTCAATAGCGTGGTTATAATCGTCAATAGGACTGTTTAGGCTTTTACCAGTCTTGTCTTTATCCCAAGTATAAGACCGCAATTCTTTTATTAGATTTGTGCTTTCTTTAGTTACTAATAGCTTATGCTCTTGCAGTATCTGAATGCCAAACTTAATCGAGTCGGCTCCCTTTAGAACTGGTTTAATGTTAAATCCTGAGCGGTAAATTTCCTCAATACTTTTCGGTTCGGCCGAGTCTGCATAGATTTTGTCCGATTTATTTATTCCTAATCTGCTCATTTCTCGAATTATGTCCGAGTTTAGCATCCCTTGTCGGTAAATCTTCTCATCAACAATTAAACAATCATCGTATTGATAAACTCCAACCAATGTCGTCGGGTCGTTAGTAAATCCAAAGTCCATGCCGTAACCAATTATCTTGGCGTTTGCTGGCACTTGGTCGATTGATGACCAATTAGAGAAAATAACACCGTCTAAACTTCCAACCTGACCAAGTCCGTAAACCCTCCACCAATTCTCCCAGTACTTAGATGTCTTAGCCTTTTCTTTTGCCTTCTCTATTTCCTTTACAATTGCAGCGTCTAAGGCTTCGTTGTCTTTGTAGGTCAATATTACAAAGTCCGAATCTTCGTCTTTTATAAGCTCCGTATGCACCCAAAACTCTTGGGTTGGATTATAATCTAAATAAATAAAATCCCTTGTACGGATTGATAATTGATTGTAGGACTCAAAGTCGATATTATTGCACTCATTTACGAATAAAACGTGCCTTCTTGCTCCTCTAAGTTTGTCGGGTTGGTCTGCCGAGAAAAACTCAATAAACGAGCCGTTTAAAAACTTATATTTTAGGTCTGACTTATTGAATTGAGCGTCTCGATAATTGCCAGTCATGACCATTATATTCAAAAAGTCTTTAACCGCGCCACGCTTTAAGTGTGGGATTGATTCAGCCACAACCGAAATTTCGGTATAGGGAGTCTGCATTGCATGAGTAATTAGCAAAGGCAAAATCGAAAAGGTTTTGGACGATGAGGTGCCACCTTGTACAATCCTTACTCTTTTTCTCAGCTTTGAGATTTTAGCTTGCGCCGTTGTCTTTTGGAACATTTAGGTCGATTCCTGTAAATATTGGCGTTTCCAAAATATGGGTTGTTTCTTGCTTGTCTCCGTACTTCTTAGGCATTAGCTTAGACAACTCCCATTTCTTTGCGTCTATCTTTAATCTTTGCAAGCTCACCCATCCTGGGTCTATCTTTCCAGTTTCCGCGTCTCTTTGTGGAGGCTCGGAATAGTCTTGCTCAATGCTTTCGAACTTTAACTCGGCTCTAACAGTCATTGCCTTCGCGTATTTGTTACTCATTTCCTCATTTTTAACCACCCAATCCAAAAAGGTCTTGTATGCTGGTAGGTTGTTTTTGTCTGAGTCAATTATAGATTTAAGGCTTTTACCTTGGCAAATTTGCTCAATTATAAGGTCAAACGCCTTTTGTTTGTCTTTATCTTCCCAATGTAAATGCTTTTCCATAATCACAAATTTAAGTAAAAAAACCTTGCCCGATTGAGCAAGGCTTTCCAGTTAACACTAACCCAAAACTAACTATTTAAGTGTAATAACTTCGCCAGTCTTATTGCCAGCAAAGTCGCAAAGAACTCCATTCCATTCAAATCGTACCTCTTTCTCTCTAAGTTGATAAGCGGCCGCCAGCGTTCTAATTTGCCTTTGTACAAGCTCTATTGTCTCAAACTTGCCTTTTCCTTTATTTGACCAAGGAGACCATTGGCCATCTCTTAGTCTGTATCTAATTTCTAACGAATAATCGGTTTTAGTTGGCTGGATTCTCGGCATCTTTTCGTCTAATTACAACCTCCAAGCCAATTGCCTCGCAAATCTGTCTAAGTCTGTTTAAGCTTATGCTTTCCCAACCATTTTCCACTTGGTTAATTGGAGCCAAGGATAGTCCGATTTTCTCGGACAACTGCTCTTGCGTATAACCAGCGGCTTTGCGTGCTTTTCGTATGAATAACCCTTCGTAAATGCTCATTTCCTTATTCTTTAGACAAATATAGGATTCCGATAATAATACAAGTTAAAAACTAGATTTTTGTTTAAAACGGCAATAAATTATAAATCCCCATCTGTATAAACTCATCTCCTTTTTTGACAATGCATTTGCGGACGTTTAACTCGTAAACATTCGAATCATTAAAGCCGTATTTTTTCTGAGCCAAATCCAATAATAACTTTACGGGATTGTCAAGGTCAGAAGCTTTGTTGCTAAAGCCAAAAAAAAACTCAACCCTTAACATTTGGCTTGTGTCCACCTTTGACGCTGGCATACGCAAGAGCATTGCTTTTTCGTATTCTTTGTAAGCTGGCGTTTTAAAACGTTTGCCTTGCCAAGCTAAATTAACACTCAAAGGCTTTTCGTTTATCTTAAATTGAATCATTTACATTTTTTGTAAATCCAAGACCAAGCCAAAGTCCACAAAGCCAAAGCCACTACAAAAAGCAGCAAACTAGAAACCTTTAGCAACGCCAGTAGGGTAATCCCTACAAGCGCCACAAAGATTGCGTACAAATCATTTTTTTTCATTTAAAAAGGTAAGTTATCGTTTTCGACAATGCGTTTCTCTGTCGGCTTGTTTGCCACTTGTACTGGCTTCCAATCGTCAACCTCCAAGTAGTGAGTTGGCTTGCCTTCAACCTTTTCTTGCTTTTCCTTTAATACCAGGTTTACCCATTCTGAATCGTTTGCGTTTAGGTATGCCAATAGCTTTTCTAAATCGCTACGGCTTTGGCTAATCTTTGTCATTTCGCCAAACTTGGTTTGGATAATTTTTGCGTTTCCGCCGTAAATCTTGCTCATGGTTTTTTTAGTTAATAGTTATTTTTACTGTCTGTAATCCTGTTTGAAAAATCATTGATTCACTAATTTCAATATTAATATTTGCGTCTAATGGTATTCCTTTCCTAAGGCAAAACATTTGTATTTGCCTAGTTAATTGCACCCAATCTTTTTCTTTCCTGTTTGATAAAAAATAAGTAGTTGCCATATTTTTAGAACGGTGATTTAGTTTCTGTTTCAATCTCAAAATTATTTGTTCCCAAATTGGGAAACTTTTCTACTCCTGGAAATTGATGGCTTTTAACATTTGCGTTTGCAAAGTAATCGAATCCATCTTTACCAATGTAACGGTTGCGCTTTCTGTTAAAATCAATTGTAATCTCAAAAGGTATTCCAACCAGCTTTTGCTTCTTAATCTTATCCGTCTTAATTATTAGCGTTGTATCGTTAGGGTCGGTTGCTCTATTCGGTCTCCAAACGCTTATGGTGTTGTCGGTCGAATCTGCAAAGGTACCCCCCCCCTTAATTTGGTAGAGACTTGGAGGCGGATAATTGCCGTCTTTCTCTTTTCGTGGTGTTGTTTGGTGCATTACCAAATGATAAGAAACATTATTCTTTCGAGTAAAGTTGATTCGGTCCATCATAAAGCGCGACGCGTACAAATGCTCTTGCTCTCCAGGGCCCATCTCATGACGGATTTTAATGTACGGGTCAACAATTACCGCGTTAACTCCTCTCTCCCACACAAGAAACTCAAATACGCTTTCAATCTGTTCTATTCTAAAGTCAGGAACTCCGTTTTTTTCAGGGTAAACAAAAAAGAAATTATCCTTTACCAAATCAAAGGCATTTAAATACTCCTCTTCGCTAAGGTCAAAATTCTTGTAAGCTCGGTCGGTACTCTTTCCAGTTATCGTGTGTATAATGTCATCGAAGAACTCGTCAGGAGGGTAATTTTCAGGACTAAAAAAAGCGAATTTCCAACCCTCATTTATTGCCTTTAAGACGCAAAGAAAAATAAGGAATTGGGATTTACCTTCGTTGTTGTATCCCGTCCACAAGTTAAACTCTCCAGCCTTCCAAGACCACATCTTATTTTGCAATCCTCCGCTGGTTACTTGGTCGATATCCCTTACATAGGTTTTACTCCCAGCCTCTTTGCCCTTACGGAAATTGTTTAGCATTGACTCGCGTTGGCCAGCAAATGTCTTAATTGATGCCTCGCAAAAATCTAGGTCGAACTCTTTGTTATGTTTTTTCATTCAAAAAAGTATTTATCAATTTCCGTTTTAAGTTCGTTGTATTTGCCTTGCTTCTTGGCTAGGTCTGTAAACCATTGCCTTTCAAATATCCTATTTTGCCTTGCCTCTTCTTGCAATGCTAATTTAGTACCTTTTAAATCGTAATCTTGTAAATTTATAATATTGACATACTTTTTTTGTAGAGCGTACAACCTTTTTAGGTTTACTTCCATTAAGGCCCAATTCTTAGTTTGCTGAGCTTGTACAATCAATCCCCAAACATTTCTGTTTAGGTCGTTTAATTCTTGTATCTCTTTCATCTTACCACCAGTTGTCTTTTATTGTTGATTTAGCGTATTTAGGAGGCTCATTTTCTTTTGTGCCTTGATTGCTGGATAAACTATTTTTTAAGTAAAGGTTAAATGAGTTCTGAGCTTTGCTTATTGTCATTGCTTCTCCTTCCTTTAATATTTTCCATTTAGTGAAATAGTCTTTTACATGGCTTTCACTTATTCCGTGTATTTCTTGCATCCTTAAAAAGTAAGGTCTTTGCATTGGCTTTTCCTTTGCCATCTCTTGCGTAATCTCATCCAAAGAGATAAACATTTCTTTACTTATTTCCTTATCTAATTCTTTTACTTCTTTAGTTGGTTTCACTTGCGTTTCACTTGCGTTTCGTGTGCGTTTCACTTGCGTTTCACTATCGTTTCGCTCACCTTGGTAAGTATCATATTTACAGATAGTTATCCGTGTCGTAACCGTTTCGCTTTTTAACACAATCATTGAATCTTTCTCAAGCATTTTTAAAAACCTCAAAACTTTAGATTTGTTAATTTTCCATCTATTTGCCCAGGTTTCGTAAGAATAAACAACCTCGCCTCGGTTGATTTCTATAAGCTGGTTTTTAATTAAAACCTTCTTTGGTTCGATGTTGGCTTGCATCAAAATGTCCAACCACCATTTTAAATATTCGGGTTTATCCCAAATCCAATGGTTTGATAATTGCCTGTGTACCTTAATCCATCCGCTCATAAGTAAAATAAAAAAGGCCCTATCGTGTCGGAGTCGATGGGCCTTGGGTGAATTTCACCTATGAAAGATTTAAGGCTCCGACCTCTTAAATCTCTCATTTAATACACAAATATAAACATTTTGGATTTAACCAACCAAGTTACGCTTCTTTAGTTGGTAATAAATGCACATATAACTTACACCCATTTCCAAGGCAATTACCTTTGTAGGTGTACGGTCTTGCCATTTTTCAAAAATTAGCTGCTTTTCGTATTCAGTTAGGTTTCTGTGTCTCATTATTATTTAAGATTAGTTCTATAGCATTTAGGCAATCGTGAAACAAAGAGCCGCCCTTGTCAATGGAATGATGCAGCTTTTCAAACAAGGTCACAAACTCGTGAAACTGCTTAATTGTAGCCTCTCCTCCATCGTAATTCTCCAAGAATCTAAACGCCTCGGTTGACTTTCTTTTTAGCGCGTTAATCATGTTTTTGTGTTTGGTTTTTAAATCGCCGTCAAAGGCTTTTAACATCGTAATGTCCTCGTAATAATCCAGCATGATTTCCTGGAGGGCCAAGTATACCAAATACTTTTGGGTTGCTCTGTGGTTGAGTTCTATTATTATTTCCTCTCGTGTCATAGCTTTTCGATTTCTTTTTTTACTTCTAACCAATATTTTAAATCTTTATCGAAAAGCCTTGCTTCTGACATTTGAGAATCAAAAGAAATAATTTCATCAACAAGTTGATTAACCGCTATTAAAGCGCATTGTTTCGCTAAAAAATCAGTCCCATAAGAGGCATAAACTTCGTTATACATTTTAGTATAAATTTCAATAGCTTTTTCTTTAGGTGTCATCGTTTTATAAAATATCGTGCAACTCTTTTTCCATTCTCTAGCGTGACCATGTCGGTTTCTACATTAAAACCCTTATCTCTAAGGTTAGCAATCCTAGCCGCAAGCCTGAAGCATCCAAACTGGGTCAAAGCTTCTAGCTGAGTAAGGGAATGGCCGTTTAAAAGCCATCCCTTGATAAGTGCGTTTTGAGAGTCGGTCGATTCCATCAATTCAAATAGTTTAATAGTTCAACACTTGCTTTTGTAAACTCGTCTTTAAACTCTTGCTCGCTAATTGGTATTAGTTCCTGTTTAATGGTTTCGTCGTACCAGCGTCCAGCAGAATAGCTAATTGGATGTATTGAAATCTCAGGATAAATAAGTAATGTATTTTCTAAACGAGACTTGACAAATAAGTAATTTTTGTCGTCCAAAATCATTTGGTAGTGATGAGCAATTTTAAAGTACTTAGGTAAATTAAACTCGGTTTCTACAAAATGCGTGGTTTTAATTTTAATCGTTTCCATAGGAGTTTGGTTTTAGGTGTTTAGGATAATTTTAAGCCAAGCATATAAAACAAGGCAAAGATTGGCGCGAAAGCCAGGATTGTGTAAATGATTTTAAATAGCGTTTTCATGTATGTTTTGGTTTAAATTTTTAGCAATATTAAACTTAATCTTAGAAATAAAAAAGAATTTATACTTTTTTCTGAATCATGTTTTTAGCCTCTGCCACATCCAGCAACTTTTTAACCTTTCGAAATTCTAGGTTTTGGTCTTCAGCTATTTCTCGGCAGCAATAGCCGTAAGTTGCCAAAGTTAGAATCCTACTAATTTGATGGTCGGTAAGGATTTGGAAAATGTTTTCGTCCATTAATTTACGAGGGTAAATCTCATGCATCTTCATTTTTGTGTAGAGCAAATAGCCAACCTTTTGAACATCTAAGCCAAGCGTTTTGGCTATCTTTTTTCTTGTCAATCCCTCCAGGTAAAGGGACTTGATTTGCTGGGTTATTTCATCAAATTCCATAGTCTTTCGAATGTTTCGTTAAAAGGTAATTTCTCTTCGTTAAATGTGGAGGCGACACCTTTTGGCGCCAAGTCTCCAGGGCGTTGTATAAACTTGCCTAAATATGTGTAATGGCTCATTTGATTTGGAGGTTAAAATTTTCAATTATTCTTGCGCCAGTAATATTTTCGCCTCGTTTAATGGCTTCTTTGATTGCTACCTTATCAGCGGTTACCACGTTTTTAATATTGACAAACTGGCTAGGTAAAGCCTCCACAATGTCAACCTCAACCGCTTCGCTACGGCGTAAAGAGAGCTTGAATAAAGGACTTTCTATCTTGTCGATGGCACTTACTAGCATTGCCTCTCTTAGAGCGTCCTTGAGCCTTGTAATAGCTCGCTCTTTATTGTCCTTCATCGCCTTGAGTCTTTTAATTTCTTGGTCGATTGCGTCTGCATCGCTTTGAATGTTTGCGATTACCTTGGCATAGTTGCCAGCCTTTGCCTGGAGTTGCTCTTGGTTAATTACCAGCATTTGCTCCAGCTCAGGTGTAAGCTCGTCAGTTTCAAGTAGAAAGGCTAACTCTTGAGCCTCTCTTGTTATTTCGTATAAGTTCATAATAATCCGTCTAAGGTGTCTTGTTGGTCTTGTGTTAAAATGTATTTACTCAAAGCCTCTTTGGCTTGCTTTTTTTGTGCATCCGTTCCGTTTAGATATCTAACGATGTAGGCAAATTGCTCGTCGGTCGGTTTGGTTTTTGTAACCGCTGGAGCCTGGCGTACTGGTCGTGTTGCAGCCTCTCCGTCATCGTCGCTAATTGCTAGGTTTAGAATGCTTGTAATTGCATATCTACGAGCGTAACTAATTGCCGAGCCTTGCGCTTGTGGGTCGTTTTGTCTCACTACCTGGAGCGTGTAAGTTGCCGAAATGTACTCGCCACTCTCGGCGTGTATTAGCATTGTGGTAAGACCGTCGCCGTTTGGAAACTGGCTAAGGATTAAACCAGCCTTTTCGAGCGGTTCGCTAACCTCTGTAATAATGTGAGGCAAGCTGGCATAATTGGACTTAAAAAACGGATTCTTAGCGTCTTTGCTAATTTTCCCAACCATGGCATGGAACTTGGCTAAGCCTTGCGTTAGGTTTGTGATACTCTGTGATTTTTCCATAGGTGTTTAAGTGTTTAAAGGTTGCGTTCAATTTCTATCTCTAATTCCATTAAAATACTTGCCGTCGGGATTACCTCAATTACCTCATCGGTTGACGGGTTAAAATAAAATAGGCTGGAGGTATGGTCTATTACAATTTCTGTTTCGCCATATCCTGGCGCGTACTCGCTCTCGTCCTCGGCGGAATTGTTAACAGTGTAGTCGCCTTGCCAAACGTACTCAAAGCCTTCGTAAATAAAATTTACTTGCTGGTCGTAATGTGTTTCTGTGTCGTAGTTCATAGGTGTGTTTTGATTATTTAAAATTTATAATTTTTTGTATTTCAATCTCAATCTGACTTAGAATGTCATTTGTTGGTAATATTTGTATTAAAACATCACTAAAATCTCGGTAATAAGCGAAAAAATCTGTATCTAAAATCTCAATATCTACCCGGAGTCCTGTGTTCCGGAGCTTATAAATACCATACCAAATGTAATCGCGGCCTTCGTAGGTAAAATCTAATGGTTTGTCAAAGAATTCGCGTGATACTGTTTCTGAATTGCTCATTTTTAAATGGGTTTGTGGGTGTTTGTTTAAATGAATACCCGAAATTATTACTTATTTCTGATATTCCAACATATTACCAAAAATATTTTAATCAAAAGGCAATCTTTTTTTTCCGTGTCATTTTTTATGCTTTTAACTTGCGTATGGAAGAGGACAAAATTTTAAATCCGTTTGGCTACCTGAAAGCGACCAAGGTGCTGGACGAAAACAGAAAGCCAGTAGATTGGTGGATGCAATATTTGGAGTTTAACCAGGCAGTCGAGGAAAACGAATTTTACGTTTTGTTTCCCGATGGATTGCTGGTTAAAAAAGGACGGTCAAAATACAAAAGTAGCCAATACACGTTTGGAGACGAGTACAAATCATTTAAGCAATATTATGACGAGAAAAAGACTTTTAAGAATGACTCCAACGATAATTGGTATTTTGTTGCTCATGGCATTATTGATGAAAATACTAAATAATGGAGAATAATTTATTTGCCGTCCAAGTTTGTGTTGTACTTGACGAAATACGGGACTTGCTAATTGCCAAAAATCTAAAATACGGAAACTCCGCTCTTGAGCCTCTTTGCGTATTTAGTCAGTTGTCCGCTAAGGAGGGACTACTGGTTAGGATTGACGACAAGCTAAAGCGAATTAAAAATGGTAGCTTAGAGCGAGACGATGAGGACGTTATAAACGATTTGATTGGTTACCTGGTATTGCTAAAGATAAATGGATAAGGTTAACTAGAGTTTACAAAAAGGGTATAAAATGTAAGATATACTACGCATTAACGGCTATTTTTATATGCAATTCCGTATAAATCGTACAAAAGTGCAATAAAACGCCTAAATACATATAATAATGAGTCCTGACATAACCATGTGCCCAGGGACAAATTGTCCCTACAAAGAAAGCTGCTACAGATTTACGGCAAAGCCAAGCGAGTATATGCAATCCTATTTTATGAATCCGCCTATTAAGGATGGCAAATGCGAAATGTACTGGGGTGATTTAAGCGAAGCTATTTGGGGTCAGCTTCAGGACATAGTAAAACCTAAATAAGGCGAATCTGCCACAATTAGGAAAAATTCATGCATTTATAACGTGCCAAATGTCGCCAAAATGTAGACGGTTGGCCACTTATAT